TCTAACATCAGACCTTATGGTGCTAGACTTAAAACATTTGGTGGTCGTGCTAGTGGTCCTGCTCCGCTTGAAGAGCTTTTTGAATTTACGATCAATATATTTCGTGATGCAATAACAAAAGGACAGCGTAAATTAGTGTCCATAGACTGCCATGATTTGATGTGTAAGGTCGCAGAAGTGGTAGTAGTAGGAGGAGTAAGGCGAAGTGCTTTAATCTCTCTCAGCAACCTCTCAGACAATCGTATGCGCAATGCTAAGTCAGGTGCATGGTGGGAAGATAATCAGCAGAGAGCTTTATCTAATAACTCTGTATCCTACACAGATGCTGCAGAAACTGGTGCATTTATGCGTGAATGGTTATCACTATACGAATCTAAAAGCGGTGAGCGTGGTATCTTTAATCGTCAAGCAGCAGAGAAACAAGCTGCTAAGAACGGAAGAAGAGAAGAGTATAAACATTTCGGATGTAATCCATGTAGTGAAATCATCCTACGCAACAAACAGTTCTGTAATTTAACTGAGGTTGTTGTTAGACCTGATGATAATGAAGATACTTTAATAGCTAAAGTAAAAGCTGCTACAATTCTTGGTACGTTTCAAGCTACACTTACAAACTTTAGATACTTGACAAGTAAGTGGAAGCATAATACAGAAGAAGAATCTTTACTTGGTGTATCTCTTACAGGGATCATGGATAATAAAGATATGATAAATGGTAAAATAGATTTAGATAAATTAAAAAATATATCTATTGATATGAATAAAGTATGGGCTAAGAAGCTAGGTATTCCCCAATCAGCAGCCATTACTTGTGTCAAACCTAGTGGAACAGTTAGCCAGCTGGTCGATAGTGCTTCTGGTATTCACACTAGACATAGCCCATACTACCTTCGTACAGTAAGAGCAGATAAAAAAGATCCTTTAGCTAGGATGATGGTTGATGCAGGAGTATACCACGAAGATGATCTTACTAAACCAGAACATACTTTGGTATTTTACTTTCCAATGAAGAGTCCTAAAGGTGCGTTGACTAGAAAAGATTTGTCAGCTACTGAACACTTAGAAATCTGGAAAGATTATCAAGATAAATGGTGTGAACACAAACCCTCTGTAACTATCTCAGTTAAAGAAGATGAATGGTTAGATGTAGGTGCTTGGGTATATAAAAACTTTGATGATATATCGGGTATCTCTTTCCTTCCATACTCAGATCACTCATACAAACAAGCTCCTTATCAGGAAATAACTTACAATGAGTATAGGAAATGGCTAAAGAAAACAACAGACGTTGTTGACTGGTCTAAGATTACTGAGTATGAAACAGAAGATAATACTGAAAATACTAAAGAACTAGCCTGTAGTGCAGGTACATGTGAGATACTTTAATGACTAAGAAAACCGAAGCAAACTTAATAAGTTTTAAAGTCCTCCTCAACAGAGACAATCAATTAATAACTGAACTTTCAATGCTCCCTGAGAAACATATTGATGAATTGTTTCATGTTGACGAGGCTTGGATAATCCGTAATGTAATAAAGAAAAGCAAAGATAAACTTTTCAATTTGCACGATCACTTACAAGGTGAACTGCAAGCATTACAGGATAGATGATACCTATTTAATCTTTATAGATACAGGTTTGTCTTCTTCTGGAACAATACGTTCCATTTTAATAGTCAACATTCCGTCTTTAAGTTTAGCATCTTTGATTTCAATATCATCAGCAAGATTGAAACTTCTTTTAAAGTTTCTATTTGCTATACCTCTGTGAAGAGTTTTAAAATCAGCAGGGTAATCTTCACTAATTGAAGAACCTTTAATTGTTAATGTATTTTTTTCTTGAACAACATCTAAGTCTTCTTTAGATATACCTGCAACTGCCATCTTAAGTTCATAAGTATTTTCTTTCTTGGTCATGTTGTAAGGGGGATAACCTGAACCTCTATCAATATTTTGCAAGCGATACATGTCGTTGAACAAAGCATCGAATCCAATAAATGAGTTTGAGAATATAGGTTTAGTGAGGTCTAATAAGAATTTATTAGTCATAGTATTTACTCCTTTTTATTAAGCAAGTGTTATTGTTATTATTGGCGCACATTATGCCACACCAATACTTATATTATAAGGTCAGATTTAAACTTTGTCAAGTTTTTTTAACTTCCTTGACGTATTGTTATTGTAGAACTGCTTCCACCATTCGTAGTAATCTGATTTACTTTACCTTCTTGTTCTATTGTTATATTGTAAGATCCTGCTTTATCTACTTTCATTTCTAACGTATCTTCTATAGCTCTTAGAAACTTTAAATGCGTATCAGTTATGAAGGTACTTATCTGTGTGTCACTATCGTATCCTACTGCTGTACCTTTTACTCCGTCAGCCGATAAAGATTTCTCAGCTTTACTAAGTTCATCAACCTCTTGTATCACATCAAGAAGATCTTCTAAAAAATTACCTGCTAGATAATCTATGTCTAGCTCTGTGTATTCTAATTCGTTATCTTTTAGTTCGTCTGTGTCAAGCTCGTTAAAGTCTAACAAGTCTACATCAAGTATGTTATCTGCTACTGTGTTACCTTCATCTGATTCTGATTCTTCTCTTTGAGGTGGATTAACAATTAACATATTATCTATCATGTCTATGCTTAGATCTAATATAACCGAAGGAGTTGGTGCAGTTTCAAAGTTATAGACTGTAGTAGCTTCATAAGGTTTGTTAAGTATTACTTGTCCTAACGCTGTGTTAACTGTTATCTCACCACTTGCATCACCGAACTCATCAGGTAAAAGTATTACAAGAGCTTCTCCAGTTTCTTTTACAGTTATTGTAAAGTCTGTACCTCTTATTCCAATAGTAGCAGCATGTGTCCTTACAGTAATGTTGTCGTTAGGTATACGTTTCTTTTTACTGGATATAAATCTACCAGTACCCTTAACAAAGTTAAGAGCCATGCTAGACTTACTTGGATTTGGATCAAACACAAACTCATCAATAATAACATTGCTGTGTTCTGTTAGACGTATTGTAGTTTCATCTCTAAACGTAACACCCATTCTGCCTTTAGCAGTTTCAAGTTTATCCATAGCATTAAGAGAAAAGTCTATAGCACTTTCGTATGGTTTGTCTCTTACTACTCTGGTGTTTCCGTTTAGTTCTGTAATACTTCCTATATCAACATCCAACTGCTGTGCCTTGATCGTCCTGATTAACGCATACTGTTCCGTTGTTTCCGTCAGACACAATGCGCAACCAATCATTATCCAAAGTAGACTGCTGTTCAACATCAAACGACCTTGAGTTACCATCGTGTTCCAACTTGAAGTAGCCAGACGCATATCCATCTCCATCGTAATTAACTGTGTTACTGTCACCATCAAGATCTATGTAGTTCGTAGCAGAGTCTACATCGAGATCAATATTAACAGTATTTGAATCACCTTGAACTATAGTGTCTATATCTGCACCACTAGCCAAGCTGTTAGTAGCTAGGTCAAGAGTAAATGTATTTGTATTACCATCAACATCTACATTAACATTTGCATTGTCTGCTGAGTAAGTATTTGTAGGATCAACTTGAATAGTAAAAGAGTTTGTATCTCCGTCAAAATCAAATATACCTGTAAATGTATCTGAGTTAATATCACCAAGCATCTTGTTGTTGTTACCTATTTGATTGACATCAAGTGTCATTGTAGTACCATCAAGATCAAATGGAGTCATAGATCCATGTGTTGATAATAGTCCACCTATTATGTTACCGCTTCCAAGTTGTTCTAAATCTATGTTAGCTGTCGCACCGACTTGATCTACATAAATCTCATTATCATCAGCTCTAACTTCGTTAAATAAAAAAACGCTACCTGCTATTACAGCTACACTAAATAAAGTACAATCTAATATACTAATTAGTTTCTTCATATTCCCAATACCCCCTGATTATTCCTGTTTTAATTATTTCTAACACACCTTCTTCTATTGCCTGTTGAAGAGCTATAGAGGTACTTTCGTTTTCTGAAGCTCCTCCTTCTATCTCTACAAGTTCTGTTCCGTTAGATACAAACCTAAACAAATCTTGAGAAAGTCCTACTGATATAACACTCTTACTAACTAATACTTCTATTAACACTTCTCCTGTCGAGACAGAAACCAACCTAAGTGATATAGTTATTAAGTCTTCTCTGTACTCTTTACTTGAACCTATTCCTAAGTATCTAGCACCTATACCACCGCTTCTAATATTAGAATCTATTGAAATCACAGCACCCTGTACCAATAATCCTGCTAGTAAAAGAGGTTTAACGCTGCTGTCCTCTTCAAAAGATTCCCTTGTACTGCGTATAAGTTGTCTTTCTTTAGTTAAACTGTCAAGACCTACACGTTCTGCTACTTGGAAAAACTTTCCATTTGCTGCGTGTTTTAAAGCACGAATAAGAAATGCTTCTGGTGCTTGAGTAATTGCTGTAGAAAATAAAGCAAACTGTCCGTTGCTTCTACGCTGTCCTGTTTGATCTTTAAAACTATTAGGATAAATAGCTATAACTGGTTTTCTTTTTGCAGCAGGTATGCTCTTTAATTCTTCTGATTGTAAGTCTAATACAGAAGCTTTCTCAATAATAATATAAGGAATACCACCTTCTTCTAATAAAGAACTATATCTTGGCGCACAACTAGAAAGTAAAACTACCGATAGGAACAGTAATGCTAGTCGTACCCCCAGTTTCATCTGTAATAGTAAGCGTGATAAGTTCATTTTCAACTTTGTATTCAATAGTGTTTCCCTCTAGCTCAAGTGATCCTGCTGTTTGTGGTGTTTCTCCGAACAGTTGTTCTACCATTTGTCGTGATAACTGTGCATAGATTCTGCTTTCTAAGTTTCTTATAAACCTTGCAAGTGTAGTGTTGTCTGCTTCTCTAGCTAGTTCATCTTTATAAGCTTCTATCTCTTCTTTAATATCTCTAACTCTTGTAGACTCTTGGTTCTCGATTGTAAGATAATGACTTGATGTATTTATTCCAGAGAAGCTAGGACTTTTAAATCTATAAAGTAACTCGTCAGCTTTTAATGCGTTACTAAAAAAAAGTATTATAAACAAAAAAATAAAATTAAACACAAACAATAAATTAATGAGTGTATTTATTGATATTTCTTTAAGAATTTTTTTTGTTTTCTTTATCATCTACTAATCTATTCTCTTCTTTAAGTTCAAGAACTGTGTTTACTTTTTGTTGTAGTCTAATCATGTCTTGATCTAACAACCTAAGTTGATCTGTTAATCTAATAATAGTTACTTTCATTTCTTGTACAGCAGGATCAATTTTATTAGTTATTGTTTGCCATACAAAATAAACAAAGTAGCCAAGTCCTACGACCATGACTACTGGAAACCCGAAGTCAGATACTACCTGTACTATGTCCATTATCTAAACTTCTTTTGTATATATTTTATTCCTGCATATATTGATAAACCATAAATAGCAAACAAACTAAGAGAGCCAAACACAATAAAATAATCAGAAGGGTATAGATATATTAAACCAAATAAACCATCTACTGCTGCTTCTACGTCACCTATTGGTGCATAATTAATCTCGTCTTGCATCTATTTTTCCATCCTCTACAAAGTTTTCTGCTCTAGCTATGCGTTCTAAGTCAGGTGATAAGTTTAATGCGCTACTTACGCTAGTATCAATGCGTATCATATCGTTGTTCATTGTAGATGCTCTGGTAATAAGCATTTTAGATATTGCTTGAACAGTTTGTATTTCTCCTACAAGACCATCCATTAGTTGTTTCATAACAAGAAAAATAAAGTATGCCATAATAAGACCACCTGCAACAGGTAATCCAAGTTCAGCTACAAGTACAAACATACTTTCCATGTTTTACCACTTAACTTTATCAGCCCAATAAGCTGCAGACATTTTACCTTTTTTAATATTTTTACGATGTCTAGCTTTAAAAGATTTACGTTTCATCTTCATACGTCTAGACTCGCCTGCTTTAGGTTTACCTGCAGTCTTAGCTCCTTTCTGTCCAAAACGAATAGTCTTTATTTTATCGCCTTCTTTAGCAACTACAATGTGAGACTTTTTAGGATGGCTCGGAGTACGTTTAGGTTTATTGAAACCAGAAACACCTGCTCTTGCAAGCCTTGAGTCTTTCTTCTTAGCCATTATTTCTTTTTCCTTTTCTTGGTTTTCTTTTTATGAAGCCCATGTCGAGCATGTTGTTTACCTTTAGCAGAAGCAGCACGTTTCTTTTTGTTAGCTGCTGCAAGTTTTTTTCTACCTGCAGGAGTAGACTTTAGCCTTTTAATTTTTGCAGACGGAGCATAGACTTCACCAGTTTCAGAAGACTTCTTACCACTTGGAGTTCTCCATTTTTGTTTAGTCCACTTCTTTAAAGACTTCTGAGACTTTTTAAGTGCCATTACTTACCTCTTGCTATTTTCTTTGCAGTTTTACTTAGCTTGTTAAAGTGAAAAAGTTTTTTACTTGTTTTAGTATGAGTCTTATTAGAATGAAGCTCACCGTTAGGCATTTTATGTGTGTTACCCTTAAACTCAGTACCGTTTCTAAAGTAATGTTTAACTCCTTTAGCCATTACATCTTCTCCATATCTTGAATAGATTTGTAATCAACTTTTCCACCCATCATCATTTTCTTTCGCTTAGAATCGTACATTCCACCGCCCATCATTTTCTCTCTTTTTTTTGGTCTACCTTTTTGGCTACCATAAGTTCCTTTTCCCATTGGCATTATTTGTATCCTCCACCTTTTGCTTTATATTGTTTAGCCAACATCTGTGCTTTTCTTGCACTCCATTGACCTGCTCTTCCACCTTTACTACCTGCTTTAATTCTATTAAATAGATTCTTCCGCATAGTAGGTTTAGTATAATTACCTGCTTTATTTACTGTTGATTTCTTTTTCTTTTTGACTGCCATAATAATCCATTTGATCTTTAAGTTTTATTTGTTGTTTTCTAAAGTTAAATTTTTGCTTGTTTCTAATTTGTTGTTTTCTAGCTTGGTTTCTAAACCCACCTTTTCTCATAACATTAAATCCTCTAATGCTTCTAATTTATCTTTAGCTTGTGCAAGTTTATCTAGTTGTTCATCCATAACTTCTACAATGTCTGCGTGTTCTCCAACACCTACACTATTTTTAAAGTATACAGATAGGTTTGCTTCTGCTTTAGCTATTTCACCTTTGTAAACAGCTTTTAAAGCTTTGTACTGCGGTGTATGGTTTATGTTAGTCATTATCTTTATCCTTTGTATTGCTTGCTCCAAAGTAGAAACTAATTACAGCACTTGCAAGTCCTCCAAGATAACCAAGAACTAAGTTAATTAGTGCTTCTGAGTTTTGCTCTGGTGGTTGTAGTGTTACTAAGAATATGTAACCCATAAAGCCACCAACAACAGCTATACCCATGATACGAGATGTCCAGTCCTTAGAGAACTTTCCTCTTGCATCTTGTATGTCTGCAGTTTCTAGTGCGTATAGATCAACATCTAGTTCCTTCATCCTAACTTCAAAATCTTTATCAATCTTTTTAAGTTCTGCAAGTTGTTCAGGTGTCGCAGCTTGTACTGCTGCTTCTATTTTCTTAGGTGTTGGTTCACATCCAAGAGCATCAGCTACCATATTTGCAGCCATCGAACCCATTGGTCCACCTAGAGCTGTGCCTATAGTAGGAGCTACAGCACCTATAATATTTTTCACATTTTTAAGTAAGTTTAGTTTCATTTGCTTTCTCTTTTAGTTCCTCGTTGTTGAAGCGTATGCTTTCATTTCCTAGAATATCTTCTACTGATTGCATCGCAAGTTCTAATGGCATGTCAGGCATACCTTTTAAATGCGCACTTAACAGCTCTTCATATACTTTTCTAAACTCTTCACGTTTTATCCAAGCAAGTTCTGTTTTAGAACGCAGCTTACAGTCTATCCGATAAGCTCTGTCGAGATCATCTTCAAGATACATAATCAAAATATCTTCATCCATTGACTATCATCTGTTCTAGTCTATCTGCCCTGTTCCCTACTTGTTTTGCCCAACGACTATCAAGCATTTCCTTACCTGCTGTCTCATAGTCACCTTCTTCCATCGCACCTAAAAACTTTTTAAAGTTTAAAAGTTTTGTCAAACCTAAATTAAATATCATATTAATAATAGCTCGTTGTCTAACGTCTGTTAGATCTGCAAACCATTTGAATACTCTAGTTGCTTCTTCTTCACAAATTGTTATATCGTTGGCAAGAAGATAGTCAGACTCATCCATAGTGATACCACGCTCTTCTATATTTCTACCCACACCCAGCGTTAAAAATCCTGCCGAGCATTTGTAAGGTCGTAGTTCTACACCTTCGTCACGTTTAAGTTCTTCAATTAGTTTTGCTTTATCCATTTGCGTTCCTTTGTTTTAGTCTGTTTACTAAACCACCTTTAGAATAAGGTATCTGTGTTCCTGCAGGTATTACTTGTCCGGGAAATTCTGCTCTACCAACACCTGCCCTATTAGGTTTTTGCATCCTTAAACCTTTACCTTCTACGTTAAAAATATTTCCCATGAATTTACCTTTTACTGGATTTTTAGCTAGTACAAATCCTCCTATTTGTATAACTTCTTCTGCAGATAAAAGAGGATTCATTGTTTCTCTTTCATAAAACTGTAAACTTTTTTTAGGATTAAAGCCAACCTGAATCCACTCAGGATCAGCTATAAGTTTTTTTGCTAACTGTGCTAGTTTTACTGGATCATGTTCTATCCATTCCCCTCTCATAGTTGACATTGGAAATTTATTAACATCGCCTGCTTGTACTTGAAAAGTTCTACCTATGTCTTCATTTACAAAAGTTACATTTTTTATATATCCTGTTTTTCCATAACCAATTACATCATCAGCAGTTTTTGCTTTTCCTTTTCTTGGTTTATGCGCTGTTACAACCCAAGTATTAGTATTTTGATATGCAGGTATATCTAATCTTAATTCAATTAAATCTCCCTCTTTTAAAGTATCATTAAAACCTATAATTTCTTTATTTTTACTTTTTATACCGACAGACATTGCTATTTCTTTATCAGAAGGAAGATCATTAATTAATTTTTGAAGTTGAGATGAATCAAATGTTCTGCTTTCAATAGGATAATGTTTTTCTAAAGCTGATTTAAAATTTTGAACTCGCGTTTCTAAAGGAACTGCTTCATCTATTAATGCAAAAGATGCGTCTTCTACTTCTTTAGGTGTAGTTAACTCTGCTTTGTCTCTTGTTTGTTTCCATACTGAAACCTCTTCTTTATTAATATTTAAAAGATCCCATGTATCTTTTTCCGAAGAAACAATAGGAGTTTCTGTTAAAGTTTTATCAACTTCTATTTCTCTAGGTTTAGAACGATTAATTTTTTTATTTTTAGTAGTAGCTCTGACTAAACCTGCAAGTATATTAAAAGGTTTTCTTTTACCTTCGTTTCTTCTTTCTAAAACTTCTACAAAACTATCTCCTGCAGTTACAGAATAAGGTTCTCCTGTGTATTCATTAATACGATCTTTAGGATCATCTACAGCATTTTGTACTTGTAATCCGCCTTCAAAGTTTTGTTCTCTTTCATTATCTACTTCTCTAACCATTCCGTCTACAAATTCTTTGGTTTCTACATTAAAGTTTTTAATATAATTAGCCCATTCAGGAAGAGGGATTGCTTCTATATCTCTTAATCTTTCTCGTTCAAGCTCACTATTATAATTAAAATTAATTAAAGTTTTTACTCCATAATATTTATTACGGAGGTTTTCGTTTATTTTTTCTTGTAAGTCATAATCAAAAACTATACTAGATCCTACTAACTTTCTAAAAGAAGGATTGTTTTGTATCAAACTATCTGCTTTTGAATCTAATAAATAAGAAGGAAGATAACTATTGTTATATATTAAATTATTTCTGTCTCTTTTACTTACTCCTAAAGATTTTAAATTTAAATTTACATCTTGTATACTCATTCCTAAAACTTGTGAAGCAGTTACACTTTCTTTTAAACTTGTTTGATAACTATATAATAAATTATTATAATCATCAAAAAACTTTTCAAGTTCTTTTTCGTTTTCAAATTCTTTATATATTAAATCGTTATTAAAATTTCTAGTTGCGTTATTTTTTGCTCTAGTATATCGTCTAACTGTACTTGTAAAATTATCTTCTAATTTAAATTCTTTAATTTTAATACCTGTTAAATTAGCAATTAATTCATTTTGAAAATTTCTTGCTCGTTTTTTATTAAGTCCTTGATCTTGATAAGACGATAATAAATTTTTCATATTTGTAAATGATCTAGGAGTAAGAACATCTTCTACAAATGCTTCAAACATGTTAGAAAAGTTTTGAGATTGAAAAGCTTGAGGAACAATACTATCTGGATTTGTACCTGTAAATATATTTTTACCAGAAGAAGTTCTTCCTTTTATAAAAACGTCAACTAAAGTTTGAGGAGCAATTGCTGGAGCTAAAAAAGGTTCAAGTAAATTATATACATTATTTCCTAGTATTTGTAATGCTCCTTTGTTAAACTCTTCAATAGTAATCTTATCGTCAATAGCATCTATTGCAAGCTTTGCTGTTGGTCTACTTAAATCACTCCACGGATCAAGATATGTCATATCTACTAATGAAAGTTTACCTGTATCTGGATCAACAATTGTTGCTGTTCTAGAATATTTATTATAGTCAGGCTTAAGTTTTTCTAAAGCCCATCTTTCTAAATCAGATATTCCATTTACTGTATTTGTAGTAAAATCAGTTACTCCTCCTGCTCCTACTGTTATTGTTCCTAATGCTCCTGCTGTTCTTTTTTCTCCTGCTTTTCTAATTATTGGATTAGAACTTTTCATTTGTCTAATTCCTAAACCTAACGCATTAAAACCAGTTCTTATTTCTTCATACCTAAAAGCAAAAAAACTTCCTATAGGAGCATAACGTAAGTTTTGAAAGAAAGGAGCAACCATACTGTAATTAGGCATTGTATTTTTTACAATGTCAGCAGCTTCTCTATTCAATTGATTATCGAAATCTAAAGCTTCTTGTTTAGTTTTAAATTTAGTTTTTCCATCAAGCTTATAAGCTTCTTTAAGAACTCTTTTTTGATCTTGAAAATACATAATTTTCCAAAAGTTATCCGAGCCTACATAAAACTCTTGTGCTTTACCTATTGTTTTCTGTATTGCTCTTGCAGGTTTTCTTGCTAGTACTTCTTTTGTTCCTTCAACAAATTTATTTGCATCAGGGTTTTCTCTAAAAAAGTTTTTAACTCTTCCTTGCAATGCTCCTTGATTAGCTGAGACTGATTGCATTGCTGCTTTTAATTCAGAAACTACAACAGAAGAGTTAATTACTCCTTCTTTAATTAACATTTTTTCAAAAGCTATTATTTCTGGATTACTCATATTTAAAATAGTTTCGGCTACAGTCTGATAAGATTTTTTACCTGCTTCTATATTAGGTAATCTTCCGTTAGCTATTAAAAATAAAGGACCTGCGTTAAAGTTTCTAATTTGTGTAGTATTACTTAAAACTGTAGCATTTACGTTTGCTAAAGTTTTTAAAGCAACTAAAGGAGCAAACATATATTGTGAAATAAATCCACCTTTTCCTTCTGCTAAATATTGAAAATAGTTTGTATGTACTCCTCCTATTTCATTAAAAATTTTTGCAAGTTTAGGAGTTGTATACATACCATCAAGCGCACCTAGTTTAGGAAGAACTAAAGTTTGAGCTGTTGCTTGAGGACTAGACGCGCTTTTAATACCAATAGGAGTATTGTATCTTCCTTTTTCTCTTGCGTGTATAGAAACTCCTTCACCTAATTCTAAAAATCTTTTAAACATTTTATCTGTTTCAATATATCTAGATAAAGATTTTACAGTTGATATTATATTTAATTTAGGATCTGTTACTTTACCATAGAAAGCTTGAGCTTCAGGAGATAATTTTTGTTTTTGAGAAAATAAACTTTTGTGGATTCCTCTAAATGTTCCTGTTCCTTCTTCAAACAAATTAAAACTTAAAACATTTTTTTGTCCTTTATTATTAACCAAACTATTAACATATTGTCTTGCGGTATAACGATAAACATCTTCAGTACCAGCAGATCTTTTAAACTGTTTAATATTTTTTTTAACATGATTTATAAAAGATCTATTAGTAGATAAGTAAGAAACATAACGATCCATTACTGTTTGTGTTGGTTTCCAATATGGATTCATAAAAAATTCATATTGAGTTTTAAGATATTTTCCTAAATTATCTTGTATTATAGCTTTAATTTCTGGAGAAACAAACCCATCTTTAGTATTCATAATAGTTGAAGACATTTCATCTATATGCAATCTTATATTTCTAATAGAACCACTTAGTTCAGAAGGTAGAAATTTTAAATCTTTTTCAAAATCTAAACTTTTAAGAAGAGGAATTTTTGTATCTTCAAATTTTCCTGTTTTACGATTATATCTTTTAGCTGTTGCTTTTTTAGCTTGATCACTTGCTTTTACTTTTGGATAATCTTTTGTTATTAATCTTCCTATGTGTTCCCATAGTTTTTCTTTTGTATTTACAAAAACTCCTTTTGATATTTCAAATCCTTTTTCTTTATTTATTTTTAAACTACCAGAAGTAATTAATAAATCATCTATTTGTTTGTCTAACATTCCTATTGACTTCTCTATGCCATAAGAATCGCTTGCCATGTTTTGTTGAGCTTGTTGTTTAACTGCAGTCATTTGACGAGACAAAGCTCCACCAGATTTCATAACAGGAAGAACAATCCTTTCCATCATACCATGTAAAAAATTACCAAGAAAACCTTCTTTAGGATTGTGTAATAAAGCAAACTGTTCTACAGATTCAGGAATTAAATTTCCTTCTTTGTCTCTTATTGTAGCAGCTCTACCTTTGTAGTG